CAATTGCGTACGGTGCTTGGCGTGTCCGTTTCACTTTATTCAGACAGTTACCTGGACGAAATTATCAACACCGCTGAAGCCGTCATTTTGCCAATGCTTGTTGCAAATACTTCAGCAATTCAATCTTACAAATTAGAATCAAACGTCGCGTATTTTTACACAGAGCGCAACCACCATTTTGTTGCAGGTCAATCAGTCATTGTGACTGGGTTGCCAGCACCGTTCACCGCAACTCACACAGTTGTTACCGTAACGCCTTATTCGTTCACCGCTGCATTGACTTCATCAAATGTCACATTGCGCGAGATCATTCCAATGGGCACGGCAACACTTCAGGGCTATTCAGCAGCTGATCTATACGCAACAAGCGCACCAATTGAATCTGCAATCCTTGCCGTGTCAGTCGAGGTCTTTCAATCACGCGTTGCAGCAGGCGGTCAGATTGAAGGCGTCGATTTTGCTTCGACGCCGTACCGCATGGGTCGAAGCCTGACCAATCGCGTATCAACCTTGCTCATGCCATTTTTAGACGTTGAAACGGTCGTTCAATAAGTGCCAGCCAATGCCGTTTCCGAAACCCGCGCAGCCTTAGCCAACGCCTTTAGCGCGCTATCTGCCAACGTGTACCCCAGCGTTCCCGAAGCACCAATTCCACCCGCAATTGTGGTTGTGCCCGATTCCCCGTACATGGAAGTTGTGCTAATCGGTAAGGCTTCAACAAAGGTAAAAATCAATTTTGCGATTACCGCAATTGTTGCTTCAAATAGCAACGCAGGTTCACTAGACAACCTGGAAAAACTCATCATAGGAATTCTTGCGGCAATGCCCGCAGGATACGTTGTTGGCGTTGTTGAAAAGCCGACGGTTTTGGAAGTAGGACAAAGTCCAATGCTGGTTGCTGACATAAACGTTTCGACGTACTACACACAAACAACATAGGGGACAAAATGCCAACGACAATCATAACTGGTCGCGATTTAGTCGTGACCATTGCAACCGTAAATTACGACGCGCAGGCGACCAGCGCAGTACTTGCCAACGACCCAACCGTTGAGACTTACCAAACGCTTGACGGTAAGGCTTACAAGCACATTGACGACCAATGGTCATTCGAAGTTTCAATGCTTGCTGACTGGGGCGCAACTGGTTCATTGTGCGAGGCACTATGGACGGCTTGCGAAACAGCACCAAACACAACATTGGCAGTTTCTTTGACTGCTGCAACTGGTGCAGTATTTGCGTTCAACGTTATGCCAGTATTCCCATCAGTCGGCGGGTCAGCACCTGACGCGCAGACAGTTGATCTATCATTCACCGTAGTGGGAACACCAACTGAAACTTTCAGTTAAAAACTAACAATCGGGAGACAAAATGAAGTTACCAATAACAATTGAATACAACAACGGCGACCAAATTACCTACACGGCTGCACCGCCTGAGTGGGTAAAGTGGGAAAAGCAAACAGGGAACACCATTGCGCAGGCGCAGGAAAAAATGGGAATTTCCGATTTGGTATTTCTTGCCTATCACGCCATGAAGCGCGAAGCAGCTGGTAAGCCAGTCAAGCCGATCGAAGCATGGACGGAAACCATTTCCGAAGTGATCGTCGGTGAAGCAAACCCAAAAGCCACCCAGTCGGAAGCCTAAGTCGAATCGTTTGGGAAGTAGCCCTGGCAACAGGGTTACCCCCAAGCGTATTTGAATCAGCCTAGGACATTCTGACGGTGATCGAGATTCTAGAGAGGCGCAACAATGGCAAGTGAAGCAATCACTTACGACAAAGCCGAATTGCGTTCTATTACACGCGCGTTCAAAGCAATGGACGACGAAGCCATTGACCAAGCCAAACAAACTTCTAGTGCGTTGGCAGATTTTGTTCGAGGCAAGATCGTTACCGCTGCGAACAATGTCACCCGCAATCGCTTGGACAATAAAGTCGCTGAAGGTTCAAGGGTTTCAAAATCATCAAAAATTGGTGAAATCAGTTTTGGTTTTGCTGGTCAAAAGTTAAGCGGTGGCGGTACGACCCAGCAATTGTGGGGCGGTTCAGAATTTGGTTCAAACAAATACAAGCAATTTCCAGTTTGGTCAGGTCAAGAAGGTCGAGGGTCACGCGGTTGGTTCATTTACCCAACGCTTAGATCAGCCCAACCCGAAATCATTGCAAAGTGGGAACAAGCGTTCGACAAGATAGTTAGGAAGTACGACTAATGGCTGGAAGTCGCACCCTTAAATTATCCATTCTTGCTGAGACAAAAGACCTTGTTGCTGGCTTAAACACGGCAAGCAAAGAGACACAATCGTTTGGCGATAAGGCGACTGAGTTTGGCAAAAAGGCTGCATTGGCATTTGCTGTTGCTGGTGCTGCTGCGCTGGCATTTGGTGCAGACGCGGTCAAAGCAGCTGCCGAAGACGCATTGGCGCAAGAAAAACTTGCCGAGACAATCAAAGCAACAACCAATGCCACAGCCGCGCAGATTAAGGGCGTTGAGGATTACATAACAAAGACTTCAATTGCCATTGGTGTGACTGACGATCAATTGCGCCCAGCGTTTAGCCGTTTGGTTAGAAGTACGCAGGACACCGAGCAAGCACAACGCCTGCTTAATCTCGCCCTTGACCTAAGCGTTGCAGTTGGTAAGCCAGTTGAAACAGTTGCAAACGCGTTGGGTAAGGCGTATGACGGAAACACCGCAGCCCTAGCAAAACTTGGTTTAGGTCTTGACGCAAATCTTTTGAAGTCAAAAGACAATGAAGCGATCATTAAATCGCTTGAAACAACCTACGGGCAATTTGCCGAAGGCGCAGCCGAAACCGCAGCGGTCAAATTTGAGCGAATTAGAATTGCAACCGACGAAGCCAAAGAATCTATTGGCGCAGCCTTGTTGCCCGTTGTTGAACAACTTTCAGATTATGTTTTGACCACAGTCGTTCCCAATCTTGAATCATTCATCAATGGACTTACAGGCAACGGCAGTTTGACCGAAGCAAGCAAAAACGCAACAAGCGGGGCGTTTCAATTTGGCGAGCAGGTCAAAAAAGTCATCAAAACAGTTATCAGTTTAAAGGACGAAATTCTTGTTGTGACTGGCTTAATTGCCGCAATGTTCGTGACTTCCAAAATCAGCGCAGCAGTCATGGCAACAATTACGGTAATCAAAACCGTCATTGCTGCATACAACGCATTGAAGGCTTCAGCAATTGTTGCTGGTGTTGCGGCTTATTTTGCACTTAATCCATTGGCAGGCGTTGCAGCCGTAGCCATTGCAGCTGCCGTGTTAGCAGGTGCGAACGCGTTGGTAAATAAAACCAATGTCGATACAAGTGGACTTGGCATTTCAACGGGTTCAATTCCATTTTCAAGCGGATTTGGTCCAGCACCTGAATTGCCTGGTTATTTAGAAGAAAAAGACGGAAACATTGTTTCCAAGATCACCGGTCAAGTTGTCGGAAAATCAAGGACAACGACAGGTGTCACAACCGCCGTGAGCAGCGCCAATGTTGTTTCAAGTGCCTTCAACCCTGGTTCATTCCGCGCGTCTGAAAATGCAAATACAAATACAACAATCAACTTGACCGTTAATGGTGCGCTGGACAAAGAAGGAACAGCACGCACAATTGTGGACACCTTAAACAATTCCTACTATCGCGGCACAGGCGGCGCAACTAACCTGCAAATAGCATGACGCAATGGTCACCCGTTTGGAAAGTCACAATTGACGGCACGGAATACACAAACGCCGTTTTAGCCAATTTGACCATTCGAAGCGGTCGAACAAACATTTATGAACAAGCGCAAGCGGGTTATGTCAATCTTCAACTGCTAGACGTAAATCAAACCGCAATCCCAGTTTCAATCAATTCGACGATTTCGGTTCAAATCAAAAATACGGCAAACACTTTTGTTTCAATCTTCGGTGGCAATGTTGTGGACATTGGGCTTGAAGTTCGTGATGTTGGTACAACCATGTTCACGCAGACCTACTCAATCACCGCATTGGGTGCGTTGGCACGTTTGCCAAAGGCATTGACCAACGGGGTATTGTCAAAGAAATTTGACGGCGACCAAATCTATGACATTTTGAGCCAAGTTTTATTCAACACTTGGGCGCAAGTTCCTGGGGCAGTTACCTGGGCAACTTACACACCAGCGGGGACAACCTGGGCAAATGCAGAAAACAACGGTTTGGGTGAAATTGATCGTCCTGGCAATTATGAATTAGCAGCCAGGTCTTCAGATCGAATCGACGTTTATTCGTTGGTTGCGGCATTGGCAACGTCTGGACTTGGTTACCTTTACGAATCTCCAACTGGTCAAATCGGGTATGCCGACAGCACTCACCGCACGACTTATCTTGCAGACAATGGATACGTCGATCTTGACGCAAACCATGCGCGCGCGGCTGGATTAAGAATTGACACCCGTGCAGGGGACGTTCGCAACGCAATCACTATCAAATACGACGCGACCAGCAGCAGCGAACAATCTGCCAGCGACGCAGATTCAATTGCTCAGTACGGCACACTTGCACAAATCATCAGTACAACCCTTCACAATGCAGCTGACGCAACTGCTCAGGCTAATTTTTATTTGTCACTTCGGGCACAACCACAACCAATTTTTAGCGAAATCTCATTTGACCTGACAAATCCTGAAATTGACAATTCTGACCGCGACAACCTTTTGACCATTTTCATGGGTGAAGCCATTTCGTTGAACAATCTGCCGTTGAACATGTCATCAGGTACGTTTCAGGGTTTCGTCGAAGGCTGGTCATTTCAGGCTTCTTACAATCAACTTTCGGTGACGTTGCTATTGTCGCCATTGGCTTATTCATTGCAGGCAATGCGCTGGAATGACGTGCCAATGACTGAAACATGGACAAGCGTGTCGCCGACTTTAGACTGGGCAAATGCCACAATAGTGGCTTAACGAAAGGGAAATCATGGCAAATCCTACGAGCAACTTCGGGTGGGTCATGCCCAATTCCGCAGATTTGGTCACAGACCTTCCAGCCGATTTTGAGGTTTTTGGACAGGCAGTCGATACGTCGTTGGCTGATCTCAAAGGCGGCACAACTGGTCAGATATTAAAAAAAGCTTCAAACACAAACATGGATTTTGAATGGGGCGCAGCTACTGGGTCACCATTAACGACTAAGGGCGATCTTTACACTTATTCAACCGCAGACGCACGTTTGGCAGTTGGTACAAACGGCTTCATCTTACAAGCAGATTCAACCGCTGCGACTGGTTTGTCTTACGTTGGGCGTCGCTGGGCGACTTTAGCCAGCGGCACACTTAGCGGCACAGAGGTTTCGTTATCGTCGTTTTCATCTGCGTATCAAACGCTAAGACTTGAAATTGTTGGTCCACAAACGGCAACAGGCGGCGTTCATGTAACAGTTCGAGCAAATTCGAATTCGGGCACAATTTACGAAGGCGCAGCGTTGAATTCAAATTCAACTTCGGTGACAAATTACAGTCCAAAAACAGGGTTTTATCCAATGTTTGAAAATGAAACCTGCCCAACTGGTTCAAACACCTATTCAATGTTTATTGAAATCGACAACTACAACGAAACAATGCGCAAATTCATTCGTGGAATGTGGAATCAGTCAGACAATGTTTGGCTAGGCGGTCACAACTTCAACAACACAACTGCGGTTACGTCATTGCAAATGCGACTTGACGGGTCTGCAACTTTCAACGGCGGCACTTATGTTTTGAGAGGTATCTAATGAGCAAAGTTATTGAACACAATGTTGCAACGGGCGAAATTGTCGAGCGCGATCAAACCGCCGACGAAATTAAGCAAGCGCAAATCGACGTTAAGGCTCAGGCTGACGCAGCCATAGCAAAGGCAGCCAAAGAGCAGGCTAAGCAAGCCGTGCTTGAACGACTTGGTTTGACTGAAGCCGAAGCGAAATTGATCACCTCATGAGTTATCCGCAAGGCACAAATGCACGCTTAATCGAAGTCGCAGCAGCTGAAGTCGGCACAATCGAAGAAGGCGACAATCTGACGAAATACGGCAAATTTACAAAGGCAGACGGTTTGCCGTGGTGCGGCAGTTTCGTCAATTGGTGTGCAGCCCAGGCAGGCGTCAAGATTCATTCAGTCGTGGGCACGGCTATTGGCGCACACAAATTCAAAGAAATTCAGCGTTGGTCAGGTATGCCACAATTGGGTTATTTGGCGTTTATGGATTTTCCTCATGACGGCGTTGATCGCATTTCACACATTGGCATTGTCGTTGGTCTTATTGACACAAAGACATGCTTAACGATCGAAGGCAACACCAGCGGAACAGGCGACCAGCGCAATGGCGGCATGGTCATGGTGAAGGTTCGGTCATACGGTGAAGGCAAGGAAATCGTGGGTTTCGGTATTCCAAAGTTCGTGCCGTACAAGGGAGAATTTCCAGTCATTGAAATGCCAAAGTCGGCAGCGAAGCCAACAAAGGAGAAAAAATGGAACAAGCCAAAGCCCTAGCAGCGTCGTGGGCGCGCTCATTCATGGCAGCAGCACTTGCCCTATACATGGCTGGTGTGACTGACCCTAAGACCCTTGCAATGGCAGGTGCGGCAGCAGTTGCACCAGTCATTTTGCGTTGGTTGAATCCAAACGACAAAGCCTTCGGTTCTACGGGGAAATGAACCGACGATTCGCGGCGGCATGGTTGGCTTGGGCACTTGCGCTAACCATGTCCGCTTGCGGGTATCAGGGGTGGACACGTTATGAATGTCAAGAATTCGACAACTGGTCAGAAGCGCATTGCCAAAAACCGCAATGTCTCCCAACTGGAACATGTACTGACGACTTACTTGGAATTGAATCGCAACAAACCTACACGCCGTAAAACGCCCGAAGAAGTCCACGCGCAACTGATTTTGATAATTGGTTCAACCCTTGCTGCGGTGTTTTTGGTTGTCACCGTTGGTATTACATACGCCCTAATTTTCGTCACCCAACCAGTTAGCGCACAAGCACCCAATGACGCAGCCTTTATCGATCTATTAAAAACTTTGGCTATTTTCTTGACGGGTTCATTGGGCGGGGTACTTGCAGGCAATGGACTTAAATCAAAGCCGAAGCCTGGAGACACGCCGACAAACACGCAAGGTTCTTGACCGCGCGCCAATCATGCGTCACCCTGAGTTCAGGTGGTAGTCCTACCGCCTAGAATCGGGAGAATTCAAAAATGGTACTTGATCTACTTGACCCAGCGACATTGGGTCGTTTGGTGCTGGTCATCATACTTATGGTGATTTCAGCAGCTGCGGGATACGCAAAAGGCTTCAAAGAAGGCAAGCGCGAAGGCATTGCACGTCGTAAAGCAATGGTTCGTCACATGGCAAACAAGGCGGTCAAATAATGGCTGGTTTTCTGGACAACTACGAGGACGTAGCGGCGCGAATCAAGCGTTTTTGGGAAACACACCCGTCAGGGCGCATTGAAAACCACATTGTTGAATTCAACGCTGAAAAGGGTTTCATTCTTGTTCAGACACAAATCTTCAAAGAGTACGAGGACGAAAAGCCTTCGGCGATCGATTACGCCTTTGGCAACGTGGCAACGTACAACGTCCAAATGAAAAAGTTTTTTTGCGAAGACACAGTCACAAGCAGCATTGGACGCGCCATTGGTCTATTGCTAGGCACGGACAAACGCCCAACACGTCAGGACATGGAAAAGGTCGAAACGATCAGCACCAGCGTTGCCAAATCGACGGCTGACGACTATGACCCGTGGTCAAAAAAGTTTGGCGACGTGCCTAGTTTCAAAACAGCAGCTGAAGCCGAGCAGTCAGGAATCCCTTCATTGGGTTCATCAATGGACGAAATGGCAAAGCAATTGGGCGGGCAGTTAGTTCAGGAAGCACCGCAATGCAGCCACGGTCACATGATTTGGAAGCAAGCAGCGGAAGGTGCACCAAAGAATTGGGGCGGGTATTTCTGCACCGAGCGCACTAAGGCAACCCAATGCACACCGCGTTGGTACGTTTTTGCAAGCGACGGAAAATGGAAGCCACAGGTATGAGCGACTTAATTGAGATCATTTATCCACAAAGCATGACGGCAAAACTATTGCAAAACGGTGAAGTAATCGCCGAATACAAAGTCGAGCAATGCGACGGGTGCGCCAAAGTTATGAAGTTGGACGCGTTTGGATACAAGGTCGGTCAGGCAGGCGAAAAACTGGCTTGGTTGTGCGGTGGTTGCAGATGAAAATTGAATTGACCAGGCAAGAAGAATTCATTTGCCATGACGCTGCAATCCATTTAGCCAAAAACAACACGGACTATTGGCAAACCCGTGAAGGTGGCTATTCAACAGACAAATCACTTCATGACCTCATTGCACAAGACGCACAAAGCATTGGAAGTGAGTGGGTTGTTGCCAAATACTTAGGACTTGAATTTGACCCATTTGAACAAAAGGGTAAAACCAAAGCCGACGTTGGCAGTCATTTTGAGGTGCGCTGGACTAAGTACGTTGCAGGTCAGTTAATAATTCATGAATACGATCGACCAACTGACGTTGCAATCCTTGTGACCGGTGAATCGCCACACTATTTCATTGCAGGTTGGATTCCCATTGCAATGG